CCGAGAACCACGTCCGGCAGAGGCAGGAACGCGTCCGTACCTACGGTGCCGTACAGGTCGTCCTCGAGGGCGGCCAGTGCGTCCGAGTCGACCTGCGTCGAGTCGATCGTGATCAGCGACGTCGGCAGCATGTCGGTGACCGGCACCGGCGTACTCGTGGCCGTCCAGCTGAAGGCCACCTCCGACGGGTTGTCGTTGACCGTCGCGTAGTCCTTCTCAGACGGTGAAGCGAGCAGGCCGTACACGAGGTGGAGCTTGTAGCCAGCGGCAGGGTCCGAATCGGTCCCGACCTTGGTACGGTAGGACATGCCGAACACCGCGCGACCCTGCTGACTGACGTTGACTCCAGGCTCGGGCGAAACGGTGCCGTCGCAGGCGCCGAACTCTTCCGGGTAGGTGTAGGCGTCAATCTCCAGGTCGAAGGTCTCAGCGGACAGCAGAGTCAGGTACAGGATGTTGTCGGCGTAGGTCTTGTTCGCCGCAGCACCACCCGGCTTCTCCTTGATCTCGGTGAGTCCGCTCCAGGCAATGCCGGTGTCGTACAGTCCGGATTCCCTGTTGAGCAGGTACAGGACGCCCTTGTCCACGCCGGTTTCGTACCGGTGAGTGCCAACTGCGTCGAACACGAGGGTGGTCACGTCTCTCCTCCTCAGAAGTAAACGTTGAAGACGTTATGGTTCAGGTTATCGTGTGCGAAATGACGAAGAAATGTCGTCATGGGCAAGTTCGCAACGAGAGTGATGAGGCTATCGTCAGGATCGTGCGTGATGACCTGAACCAGATAACGCCACGTGCCCACGTAGACGATGTTATCCGCGTGCTCGGTCTTCCGAAAATCCTGGTTGTAAACGATGGCTGGGTAAGTGATCTGAAGATTCGTGGGCGGCTGGTAATAAACACTAACGCCGTCCTGCAGATCTTCGAGAAGGCTCTGGAAATCAAGCCGTGAGCCCATCCCACTGACCTCCCAACGTCAGAATCAGCCTTGGCCTCTTCACCGCAACGTTGGTTATTTTCCAGTTATACCCCTGCCAGTTCACGTACCTCATTTGGAGGATATTTTCGCTGGCAAACGCATCAGCCAGGATAGAAACGGAGTTGGTCGTTGTCACGTCGTCGTTCAACGTGGGGTATGCTCCGCCCGCTTGTTCCAGGCGTCTTCCGTTTTCAATCACGTCACCGAAATACTTCTTTTCGGTCATGACCTCTGAGAAGACGCCCGGAACATTCTCTGCCTGCTGCGTGAAACCAACGGATCCGGAGAACTTCACGTCAGTTTCTCGCCAGCGGACTAGCTGGTGCGGGTGAAGTGCCAGTCCGAGGACTGGTCGTCCACGAACGCGTAGGTCGAAGCGGCCTTCGCGCGGATGTGGACCGTGTCCCCGGCGCCGATCGCCGACTGCGCACCCGGGGTGAGCGCCGAGCCCTCGCTGTCGTCCGAGTCGTCGACGACCACGTAGGTCACGTGCGACAGGGTCGGGATCGTCACCACACCGGTGCTGGTGTTGAAGGTCGGCACGGTCGGGTCAGCCAGAAGGCCGCCGGCGCCGGTGAACTCCTGGATGGTGATGGCGCCACGCCACTTGGTCATGGCCCCGCTCGCGCGGGTCTCGATCAGGTACTTCTGGGCGTTGTAGTCAATGTCGAAGAAGTCGAACATCGACACCTGGCCGCCCCGGTCCATCCCGACGGTGTAGTCGGTCAGGTTGACGATGATGCCGACCAGCCCGGCGGTGGCCTCAAGCGCCTCGCAGGGGACGATGTCAGCGATGCCCATCGCGTTGGCGACCTCGGCCCGGTTGGAGTACAGCCTCCGGCCCAGCGCGTCCTTCACGAGCAGCAGCTTCGACAGGTACGGCAGCGTGGTGTACATCACCGGGTTGCCGGAGCCGCGGTAGAACCGCATGCCCGTGACCACCGCGTCGATGATGTCGTCGGCCGAGGTGCCAGAGCTGGTCAGGTCGACCTGCAGGTTAGTCACGTACAGCGGGTCGTCGCCGAAGATCGGGCGGATGTTGTTCGCGTTCACGTGGTCGTCGTCATCCACGTCGCGGCCGTCGCCGACCAGGATGCAGCGGGCGACTTCCTCGTCCAGCAGGAGCCGCATCTCGGTCTGCAACCAGGCGATCACGTCGAACTCGGTGATGTCCACGATGTCGTCGCGGTCCATCTTCTGCTTCTTGTAGACCGTGGTCGGGGTCGTGATGCGCCTGGCAACCTCGATGAACTCTTCCTTCTTGAGGTTGCCCTTGACGTAACCCTTGGCACGGGCGTCGTCGAAGGAGATGTCGGCCGTCCAGCTGCGGATGCGGGCGAACGGGGTCTTGTGCACACCGCCCAGAACGCCAGCGACCCACTCCATCCGACGGGAGATGAACTCCGGGGTCGTGGAGACTGCCTGGTCGTACGGGAACAGGACGTCGATGTTGTCGATGCCGTGCTTGAGGGCAGCCTCGCCGCCGGGGGCGAAGTAGTCCTTGGCGAACTCCCTCAGGGAGTTTCCGCCGGCCGACTTCCAGGCCTTGAAGAAGTCTTCCTGGTCGGCGTGGGACAGGCTCCGGTAGTCAGACGGCGCGCTCGGCGCGTCGGGAGCGGTCTGGTCGAAAACGTTACGGTGCACCACGGTGCCGCCTTCCTGGTCGTTTGTTGCGGACTCGAGCGCCTGCCCGATAACGGCAAAGACGGCGCTGTGCTGTACTTCGTTGAGGGTTGCAAAGACGTCACCGACAGTGGAGTCCTCGTCGATGTGAGCCGTTGGGTCCCATTCGCCCTGGGCCATGTCGTCGTCCTGGCCTTCGGTCGCTGCGCCGACGACGGCGTAAACGGCCTGCATCTGAATGGGCGTCAGCGTGTCCATCACGTCCTTGATGGTCGCCGTTGCCGGGTCGATACCGCCATCCTTCGGGTCCATCAGATCGTTGTCTCCATCGTGGTCCGGGTCCGGATTGTCGGGGGTTGGCCTGTCTGCGTGCTCGATCGTGACGTCCGGGACGATGATCGCTTCGCCGTGGGCAACCTCGGGCTCGTCGTCGCCGTGCTGTACATAGACGTGGTCGATCGATGCACCCGGGTTCGCTCCAGCCAGAACGAGGCTGGCCTCACGGATCATGCCGTGCATGACAACCTTGTCCCGCTCCTGCAGACGGTTGGCGTAAATGGACAACTTGTCGATGTCCTTGTGCACAACCATCTGCCTGGCATGCTGGGCAATGTCGGTGTCGTTGAAGAACCCGTGACCGTAGACGCCGTCATCACGGTGTTCGAGGATCAGGTGTCCGAGGATGTTGGTGGGAGTTCCTGCCTGATGATTCCAGACCAGAGGAACGGTCTCCCCGTCCATGTGACGGAAGGCGTGGGCCTTGATGACTCGGCCATCGGAGCACTTTCGCCCGTAGCGAGTGACGTAGCCTCCGAAGTCAGGCGTTGCCTGTGCTACCATTTTGACTGTTCAACTCCTTAGTTAGTATCGCTCTACGTTGGAGCTGCTCCGATAGCCTTCGGTTGCGAGAAGGCCGGCAATTGGCCTTGTCCGCTAGAAGGATCGCTCGGGGGCAACGCTCCTTGATCAGGAGTAGGCATGTTCCTGTTCTTCAGCTGATTCGCCGCCGGGTCACTGGCTGGCGGACGACCCAGGATGGCACGGAAGTCGTTAGGCGTGAGAATCTCATTACGACTGAACGCTTCCGCAAGCTGGGCCAGATCTGCCATCGTAACCAGCTTGAACGGATCGTTGATCGCGACGATAGACTGACCCTGAGTACGAGCAGTCTTGGTGAGGAACGTCCTCTTCATCGCTTCGGTGATGGCTCTGTTGATCGGCTCGATAGTCCGGTTGTAGTAGTTGACCATCGCTGGCTGGAGAGCCGTGCCGTTCATTACCTCTGCGGTGATGCCGAGCTGGCTGTACAGCAACTCGACGAGGTACGTAACCTGAGCCATCAGGTTGTTCTCTGCCGGGCGGTTCAGCTGAGTGATCTTCTCGGTGCCGTCCACGTAGGCGATACCATACTGCGAACCCTTCAGCTGGAACTCAACTTCCTTCAAGCGCTTGGCGGCCTCTTCACGCTTCGTCTCTGTCTTTACGACGTAGGGAAGCTGAATGATGATGTCAAGCTTGCCTGAAGCACTCTGCTCGTCTACGTCGTCGAGAATGGCGAGCTTTCGGATCAGGCGCTGCAAAGTGGAGTTCGGCTCGTTCATCACGGTGTAGAGAGGGTTCTCCACAATGGCAACCATCGCCTTGGGAAGCGTGACGTCTTCCCTGATTCCCTTGTTGTCGTTGTAGAGCCTGACAGTCACGTGCCGAGGGAACCACTGCAACACTTGACCTACCCGCATCGACTGGACATCGTATCCGCCAGTGATCAACGGGTTCAACGTTGTGTCGACCGGGACGATCGCTGCCACGCCGTGATCGAAGAGGGTCATGATGACGTCCTGGCGAAACTGCGAGGCGCCTTGGTCGATGTTTGCCTCGACCGTTAGACAGTCCTGCAGAGCGCTGACCATGTCTTTCTGATACAGACCGTTTTCGTCGACCTTGACGTGCTTGATCACAACACTCGCCGCATCGATCGCGATCCTGTTGTAGACAGAACCGATCATCGTTCGTTCGTTGAAGATCCGAGGTCGGTTTCGCTGCGGCTGATACGTGTATGACGTGCCCAGGTTCTGAGTGACTATCTGCGGCGCTTGCTGACCAGCGGCGTCCAGAGTGTCAAACGCGTTCCAGGCATGCACTAGCGCCGTTAGCCGGTTCATCCATTTTCCTGCCATGCCCACCTCCTTTCCGGCAGAAGTTTAGATACGGACCGATCAGCCAGAGCGCTTCTTGATCGTCCTATCGATGAGCTTCCGCTCAACGTGAGCGCCGACCAGAGGTGCGACTCCGGCGAGAGGGCCTGCTCCGACAGACAGTCCAGCACCGACCTGCCGAGTAGCGATAGCCGATTTCTTCAGCTGAGTGGACCTCGCGGTTCGTCCAGCTGAGACCTGCGCACCGATGCCCGGAACCAAGAGCGTGGTGACCTGCTCGCCGCGAGTGAGGTGGTCAGCCGTGACTCGGTCATGGCCGTTCTTGAATTCCGTCGCAAGCTTCGCAGCGCCCTTCTCATCGCCGGCCTTCTTAGCCGCGATGTACTGCTTTCGCAGAGCGATCTGGCGGTGACGGGCTTCAATGATCTCGGCCTTCTTCGGCCTGGGGGTCCTGCCTCCGCCCTCAGAGCCGTCGCCACCTTTGTGGTGGTGCCACTTCATCCCGAGAACGCCATGGTGAGTAAGGGAGTTCTCGTCGAGAATTCCGGCATGAACTAGGTAGGCCGCAACAGCGTCCTCGTCATATTCCATGTTGAGCTAAACCTTTCTAGAGCCGACGGGCAGGGACAAGCAGGGAGGCGGCTGCGCCAGCAGAAAGGGCGATTAGGACGCCGGCATAGACCTTTTCACCGGTCGTCGCTCGCTTGGCGATCTTTTCATCGGCCAGGCTTTCTTGCCCTATTCGATTGATCTCGTCGTAGGCTTTCTGACGGCCTTTTTCTGATTTGGCCGTCACGCCTTCGGAGTACAGGCGAACCTGCTGGTTGTATCTGGCTTGCTGACGAAGTCGAGCTTGCTTGATTTCGTCATTTGTCGGTTTGGTCCGACCGGAACCGCCGCTGCCGCCGGAACTACCGCCTTCAGCCTTGTGGTGACCCCACTTCATCCCGAGAACGCCGTGGTGCTCGAGGAAATCATCTGTTGACAGGTTTCCCATTTTCGCTCCTCTCGAGCGTTCTCGGGATCGGTCGACTACTGAAGAATTAGTCGCCCTTTGCGAGGCCGACGCAGACCCACTTGCTGAGCGCGGAGACGTAGTGGAACTTCAGGACGTCCACCTTGCTGGCCGTGGTGGTGAGCGTGACTGCACCAGGAGTCGTGCCGAAGTCGTAGGCGGTTCCCCACGACACGGTACGGGAACCGGTGGCGTCCTGCGCCAGGCGGATCGTGATCTCGAGACCGTCAACCGCGTTGGACGGGTTGGAGATCGTCCAGCCGGAGGCCGTGAGGGCCAGGTCGTAGGTCGCCGCGAGCGAAGCGTCGACAGCGACGTTTCCGCCCGACTGGGCAAGCGTGTGGACGGTCCGGCTGCGAGTGACAACTGCCGCAAGCTTGGCGATGGCCTCGTTGACGCTGTCGGTCGCCGAGATCGCCGAGTAAGATCCGGCGGCGTATCCGGTCAGCAGAACGTCCGCGCCAGTGTCGTCCGCGTCAGCGGTGAAGTCGACGGGCGTGCCGGTCGAGTCGTAGATCGCGACCTTCTGAGCCTTCTGGCTCAGCGGGCCCATGTTCTCCTGGTCAACCAGGACCATCTGTACGGTCTTGTGGGTCTCGAGACCGCTTCCGGGGTTGCTCATTCGAATGACTCCTTATTGATCTTGAAAGCCACCCAAGCGTCGAGCAAGGCGGCAACGTTGTCGATTTTCTGGTCTTGCCGGCGCTTCAGAAGCTTCCGGTTTCCGTTGGTGTCCTCGAGCGTAATACAGTTCCCCATCGCGAACGACATCAGCTCCTCGTCGAAGAGAAGAAGTCGCTGCTCCGAAAGATGCTTTAGCTCACCTAGCGGAACAGATTCGCTCCGGACTCCCTGAATGACCTTTTCGAGGCCGAAGGGTCCATTTTCCGCCTCCCAGCGTTGCATGAACTCCTTGGCGTTGTACGGGTCGTAACCGAAGGCTCGAATGTCGTACTCACTATCGTGAATGTGACGCTCGAGATCCTCGTAGACGACCATCATGTCAAGAACGGTTCCTTCCATGACATGTAGGCTGCCTTCTCGGATGAACTCTTCGTATTTTGCCCGCATGGCGCCAGGAAGCTTCATCATCGTGTAACTCGACACGTAGCTTCGAGTCTTGATTCCGAAAGCCTCACGGGGAAGTGGGAACAGGAAAGTGAATGCACAGAAGTCGTCGCCCTGCGAGAGGTCGGCGCCCATTGCACACGGCATTTTCCAGTAAGTTCGACGGCGGTGTGGGACGGTTTCCTCGTACGTGAAGAAGTACGTGTAGCCTTCCATGGGAATGCCGAATCGCTTGGCGAGAATGTCGTTGCGCGTTGACGGCGCATTTTCCGCTCGCTCAACGTCCAGTTGATAGGTCTCGTAAGTGACGGTGATGCCGATGTTTGGGTTGGCCTTCGGCCACATTGCCGGGTCTGCTACTTCCGCGACGTCGTCCAGCTTGTAGTGCCAGATGGAGACGTGAGGAGCATAGTAATCCCCGCGAAGAATGTCTTGCAACTCCAGTTTTATAGTGTCGCCGCTGCCGTTCCGGACAGTTCCCTCCGAGCTGATGGCCACAATTACGTAGTCATCTAGCTTGGACGCCCCCTGTTCGATGGCACCGATAACATCTTCGCGGAGATCACCCGACAACCACTCGTCAATGGTTGACACCTTTGGCCGAAGGCCCTGCAATTTATTGATCGACATCGGGCGAACTTCAAGCAGAGAGCCTGTCAAGAAGTTTTCGATGCCTTTCTTGGTTGAGACAAGCTTTGCGCGAAGAGCGCGAGAGCCAGTCGTATTTTGCAGAGAGCCCTCGGTGAGGAATTGAAACAACGGACCTGGTGCTCGGACGATAGCTGTCCGAAACGGCCCCATCACCTCATCGGCCTGCTTCATTGTCGGCGCAACCGTTATCTGATGCGTCGTAGCAGTGTCGATGTTGAGGAAGTAGGACTGAATCAGCATTGCGTACATCGACTTAGCAGCACCGCGAGCGACAATCAAATACTGCTTGTTGACCAGTCGCTTGCAGATCCTCTTCCGAACGTAGTGACCGCCGTGACCGTCCTCGTTCGGGGTGTAGACGCTTCTCTCGACGAAGTAACGCCATGAGAGGAGATCTTCAGCCCATAGTTTGAAGCTCTCCAGCAACACTATCTGACTTCCGTCAGTCAGCGTCATCTCATTTTCGCAGTACGCGACGAACCCGTCGATAGCTTTGTCGTCGTAGTAGAACTGCGGGTCGGCGATGAGCGCGTCGATCCGGTTCATCTGCAGGGAAATTTCCTGGTTTACCGGTATTTCTCCGCGGAGAACAGCGTCACGGAACCGGCCGTAGTACTTCGGCGTCGCCGTGTTCGATAGCACTCATGTCCTCCCTCAAAGACTGAGCCCGGTCACCTGCTTGATTAGGTGCTTACCGCCCTTGGTGGCCGCAGCCTTGCCGAGTTCGGTGGCGGTGCCCTTGGCGATGTTTCCAGTGATGCCGAGAACGTTGTTAGCCGCCTTCTGGCCAGCAGAAGTACGCTTGTTATCGGTAATCATGCTGTGGTAATTCCGCTCAAGGTTCAGACGCTTGTTCAAGTCCTCCAATTCAGGATTGGACAGAACGTGAACACCGCCACCCTTCTTGACCCTGGTGTGCAGTTCGCTTACGCGAGCGGAGTCCTCAGAAGGTTCACCCTTAGTGCCGCCCTTACGATGTCCCCAGTGCATGCCGAGAACGCCGTAGTGCTGGAGAAACGCTTCCACGTCAGAGTGGGTCACCTTGAGCGTGCCGTCGGAGTTCCAGGTGTCCGGAATCGCGCTGGTCATTTTCAGAGCAGCCGCTCGCTTCATGATGTGCGTGCGAATTGCCGATCCGGAGTCACCAGCAGCCTCACCTCGACCTACGGCCTCGATGGCGTTGTGCAGGTCGGATCCGTTCCGGATGTAGTAGGAACCGTTTGACATCGCGACGCCCGTCTGGGCGAACATTCTACGCTGAGCAGCGGTTGGTTCGGCCACCTTGGCCTCCTTTCGTGTCACGGGTTTGGGTGCCGGTTCGAGGACACCAACGTTGCCGATCACGGGTTGTTGCCTTGACCGAAGTCCTGGAGGAACTGAGCTTCCATTTCCATGACCAAAGAGTCATCCGGTCGATCGGCCACTGGTACCGGATCGGAGGGCGGGTTGATTTCCTCAGCGACCAGCAAGAGACGCCCCTCCAGTTCGACAACCTGCTTCTCCATCGAGTCAAGGACCTTGGGATTAGCTGGCGGGTCAAACCAGAGCCGGATTTTCTGGAAGAAGTAGGACTTCATCAAAGCCAGCTTGACGCCGTCGGAGGTGAAGTCGGTCCACAAGTCGCTGTTGTCTGTGATCACATAGCCAGAACTAGACCCCACACCAATCTGCCTTAGGATCGAAAACACCGAGTTGATGTGCACGGTAACTTCGATGTCGAAGTCCGTGTTGTCGGCGTCGATTCCTAGCAATTTCTTGACGGTGTCGAGAATGCTGGCAGGATTGGCGGACATAGGGCCTTCCTGTTCTAGGCTGGGACGCCGTCAGCGCTGAGCAGCCCCGCATGGATGAGTGAGTTGCGAACCTGGTTGCCTGCGACGCCGGCGTCCTGAGGGATTTGCGCTGCGGCTTCCCAGTTGTGCACGGCCGTCCGAGTCTGGTCACCGTAGATGCCGTCCTTGTCGATGCCGCGGACACCGTAGACACCAGAATCGCTCAGAGCCGTCTGCAGAGACAGAACAGCGTTGCCCTTGTTGCCGAACTGAAGGGTGACGCCAAAGGGCCACCTGGGCGTGGTGGGACTGGGAGAATTTGGCGGGACGACGATCGGCTTGGTGCGGTGCGGCCACCCCATGTCGTAGACTTCGGAGACGTCCATGTTGCTCTGGGTGTGGAACTGCTTGGCCGCTTCGCCGGCGTAGTCCCGATTCGGGTTGTCGTCGTAATGAGCAACCCACGAGTCCCAGTCCTCGCCCATGATGAGCGGTCCTGTGGCCTGCCTGATGTCATCCATCAGCGAGAAGCTTCGGTAGACCGTCGGTCGCCAGTAGCCGCGGGCCTTCTGCCGAACAACCCACGCGGCCGCCTGCCACGGAGTCAGGTCGCCGGTCTCGCAGTCAGCGACGTCGGCCGGATTGCCGAGAACGGTGATGGTCACGTGCCAGTTGTGCGGGAAGAGCGCGATCTCCGCGGAATTCCAGGCGAAGATCCCGTCGACGTAGTAGGCGACACCGTCTCCAGGCTGAATTACCTTGGCGATGTCCCGAGCATCGGTGTTGATCCCGTCGTACAGCTTGCGGTCAGTCATGTTGTCCCTCCGGACTTGGCAATTTTTGATACGATTTGGCGATCCCAGCAACTGTTACCAGAGTCTGGTGTCGCCGGGTTGTCTTTCGACTAGCGGACGACGCAGAAGACTAGCGTCGCCGTAGTGAATCGCGTTGTGTGTCAGTAGTGAAACGGAGATTAGGTACTCGGGGTCGAGGATCGAAGCATCACCATCGACGATGTCCGCGACAGCCATCGGATTCATGTGATGCACGATGATCTGATCCGGGATCTCGTAACCCTCGACCCCGAGGTCTCTTCCCCAGTCTCTCGAGATGACAATGTCCCTCACTCGACGCCATTCGGTCGAAGTGTAGAACGCCTGATTGAGCCATCTATCGGATCCAAAGGTCGAGACACCTACAGTCGAGCGAAGTCTGAGATACTCAAACCGCTCGAGGTAGTCGTCGATTCTCGACAAGTCACGAAAGCATCTAATCGAGGTATTCGACGTCATCGGCTGTTCCTGCGTAGGTCTTGAATGCGTTGAGTGCGTTGTTCATGAGCCCCTCCATCCGGTCCATCTTGCCCATGAGTTCGACCTTAGCGTTCAGTAGCTCGTTTTCTCTTCTGAGTCTCTCAAGTTCAAGCTCTTCCCTCGGCGTAGCCTGCTTGAGAAAGTGAGTAAGCAGTTGTGATGTAGCCCCTCCGGACCGAATCTGTCGCTCTGCTTCGTCGTAGGCGAGTCCGACCAACATTTGCTGTCGTTGTTCGGGTGTTCTAGCCGGAGGTCTCCTAGGCCTAGAAGATTCAGAGCTGTCACCCCCTCTTGGCATAGAGTTCACCTCCTCTGGATTTTACTTTCAGGGTTCTCAACGTCACTTCATCCGGAGGCACCAGCACTTTGTCTGTACTTTTCCGTCAGCGCCCGGAGGGATTAGCGCCTCGATCAACAGCCCGCACGGGGAGATAAGGCTTAGACCCGACGGTTTTCCTCGACAAGACTGGTGCCTCCTGATGAGGTGACGTTAAGTTAGTCCAGAGAACCGCCAGCCCCCGGCTGCCTGGGGGCACGACCGCAGCGTGGTGCAATCGAGGCCTGTTGCGCTGGCGGTTCTCTGGTTTGCGCGATCGCGAAGGACTGTCTGGAGCCAAGGAGTTAACCCCGATGGACCTTCGAACCGCGCGTTCGTTCCGCACTGAAGTGCGTGATAATCCCCGGCTTCTAATCCGGGCCACTTCAGGGCGGAAACTTCCCCCGGAATTGACCGCCGGGGCATTTTTTGGT